GAGATTTCCTCTTTGGTGAGAACACCATCGGATGACCATGCACGGAGAAGGGCTTCGGTGACTTTGGCTGCTGCGACGATACCTGCGATTGCTGCTGCCTTCCAGAGTTCCACGTCGAGGACTGCACCACCGGCAACAGCAGCCAAAGCTGATGAACCGAATACTGCGATGATACGAAGGATGAGGGTCTTAAGAGTTGCCATTGTTGTTGTCCTTATTTGTGTATGCGCCGATGAAGTGAAGAACGAGAGCTGCGATAGTGAGCCAGATCACGATCTGTTGCAACGTGCCAGACAAGGTGAGGATGGTGGTGATTGATGCTGCGATTGTCCATATCAACGCATGGAACTCACCCCAAAACTTCATCACCGAATCCTTCTTACTGGTGCAGGGGCTACCGTTAAGAATACAGCACCTAAAGCAATCAGCGCACGACGAGTGCTAACCGGCACCGTTGAGTTGAGTGGAACATAGTTGTCTGCGAAACCTTGGAAGATATTCAACACCGATTCAAATGCTTTTCTCACGGACGAAGGTGCCGATTGCACAGCTTCGACTACCGCTTCGGCTTCGTCTGGGCTGAGTTCGGTTGGGGCGATTTCGTTGAAGAGCTGTTCGGCTTGGGTGGGGGTGATGTTTTCTAGTACGGCTGGGCTGGTGATGAGGAGGGTGGCTTGGCTGGTGTCTAGGTCTTTGCTAAGGACTGAATCTACGATGGCTTCTATGGCCTCTGTGGACGCTTCTGAGAGGGCTTCTAGGGTGTCAAGCAGTTCTGTTTGGGTGAGCGGTTCAGGTTCGTCTGTGGGGGCTTGTAGCGTTGTGGTCACATCTGGTTGAGTTGTGGTCACAGGAGGGATGGTTGATGTCGTTGTTGGTGGATTTGTTGTGGTTGTGCTGGTTGTTTCTAACGGAGGCGGGAGCGTTGTGGTGGGGATTGGTTCTGGTTCCGTTGTGGTGGTTGTCGTTGTTTCGGGAACAGTAGAGGTCGTTGCTGGTGGAACATAGACCGTCGTTGTCGTTGTTGGGGCTACAGTCGTTGAAGTACTTGTCGTCGTTGAGCTAGTTGAGGTAACCGTTGAAACTGTTTCTTGGATTGTTGTTGACGTTTGTGGTGGTTCCGTTGTGGTTGATGGGACGGATGTTTGAGGAAGACTCGAAGTCGTAGTAGTTGTTTCTTGAACTGTCGTAGTAGTCGGGTTGGTGACAGGGACAGTCGTTGACGGGACAGTAGAAGTAGAGGTCGTCGTCGTTGTTGTGGATGAGGTTGTAGATACCCATTCACCCAAGCCTAATGTCAGGCCTGTAATCGTGAGGTTGCCTGGTTGGCAGCATGAGTCAGTTGAGAACTGTCTGAACGCAAACACATCACCAGGCTGAACAGGAATGATCGCTGATCCTGTTGCGTTGTTCTGATTCGTCAGCTGTGTAACAACACCATTGAGAACAATCTGTGGAGGGTCATACCACCAACCATCATTCGTCTGATACGCCCATTGAAAACCAAGTTCGTTAGTACTCTCTGGGATGACGGCCTCAAGTTTCACCCAATGCGACTTCCCAGCACACGTCCCACCATCAGCACCAGTCAACCTAAACCCACCCTCAACCGGCACAACCGTTCCACCCTCATTGGCAAGACAAGACTTCGAGAACTCCCACACCCCAAACGTGTCAGCCTCAGCCTTGGACGATGTGAAAAGAAAACCTACTAAAGCTGGGAAGAAAACTAGATAGCGGGAGACTCGACCCAAACTTGATTGTCTTCGTCCCACAGATATTTCTTCCCATCCGCAGGGCGTTCAATCGGTGCTTGCCAATCATAGTTTGAATCAAGTGACCAAGAATCAAAGGGCTTAGGTGCGATGAAAACATCAGCAGTTTCGCTGTATGTGTAACCAATGCTTGCATACTGTTTGCGAATCTTGTGATTATATGAAGTGCGTTTGCACACTTGCCCTCGGAAGTTTCCATACCATTCTTCAGGCGACAAACCTTCAATCAATTCAGTCTCGTCAACGCCAACAATTACTTCAGTCACAATGTTGTTGTCGTCAAGAAATGCGTAGTGTGCCATTATGCCCAACTCACATTCCCTGTACCGGCAGTAATTGTTGTTACCTTAAACCCGCCAGATGCAGCAGGGGTTGAACCAGTTAGACCTGCACCGATAGTGATTGTGAAGTTGTCAGGATATTTCAAAATGACAACACCTGATCCACCAGCGTTGGCTGGCGTGGATGGGTTACCACGTGATGAACCACCACCACCACCAGTATTTGCTGTACCTGCTGTTCCTAAACCAACAGCACTACCACCGCCACCAGTACCACCTGATCCACCAGTACCGTTATATGAACCACCGCCACCACCACCAGCGTAAGTTACTGAGGTTCCAGTTATTGAACTAGCAGTACCGTCGCCACCATTACCGCCATTGACACCAGCATTACCTCCAACAGCTGAAGCACCACCACCGCCACCACCAGCACCGATGCTTGCGTTTGAACCCGTTCCACCAGTTGAACCTTGAGCTGGTGAAGTTGTAGGAGATGAAGTTCCACCTGTTCCAGTTCCTCCAGGCCAACCAGCACCACCACCACCAGAACCGCCAGAAGCACCGTTGGTCAATGGAGGTGTACTACCACCGCTAAAGGTTGCACCGCCACCACCACCGGTTGAAGTGGTAGTTGAAAATACGCTGTCGGTTCCTTTGCCTCCACCGTGAAAACCTGCTGCACCACCAGCACCACCGCCACCGACAGTCACCGTGTAGTTCGTGGATGGTGCCAATGTGCTTGATGATGTTCGATAGCCACCTGCACCGCCACCGCCACCACCGTCAGTTGATCCACCGCCACCGCCACCAGCGATAACAAGAAACTCAACTAGTAAATCTGCTCCTGCTCCCACTCCTGCCAAGATTTGCATGATGTTATGCGCTTACGTTGCCGACCATAATCCAAGCGTCGGTATCCCACTTGAGTACGGTACAAACAGCATATTGAGTTGAGAGTTTTAGTTTGCTTCCAGCAGATCGAATCACAGCTGTACCACCAGCAACAAAAGTTGCGGTACCTGTACCGAGCAACATGAAGTTGAGTTGGTCACCGATTGCGAACGCTGTTGTTGCGTTCGCTGGGATAGTGATTGTTTGCGCTGCTGCGTTATTCAATGTCGTTAACTGTCCGACTTGAGCGGTGCCAGGTGTGTAGGCCGTACCGGTTTGGGCGTTAACAGTAATCAGGCTGTTTGACAACGCTGACATTGATGCTGCGGTGAGGGTATCACCAGGTGAGAATGTTGGACGTACTGCCATAATGCTCCTATGTTAGCCGATTGAAGTTTACGCTAGACCCTTAGTGTCATCATTCAGTTCATCGCTGTCAAGGATGAAGTATGTGTAGATGCGGGTTGGGTTGGGGTAGAGGGTGACGATGTGTCGATCTGGGGTGATGTCATGGCTGATGCCTTCGAGTGCCATGACTTGTGTGACCGTTGATGGGGTTGAGTTTGGGAACGATTTGGTGACGGATAGTTGTGAGCCGATGTCAAAGGAACTGATGGTGGTTCGTTGTGCATCGGTCAGACCGTTCATTACGACTTGAATGTTGCCGAACCAGAACGCAGGCACAGGGCGGGTCAGGTACCCTGCGAGGTCTCCGGCATCGTCCAAGGTTTCTAGCAGGGTGACGACTAGCGGGGTTTCTTGAACACCGAACTCAGCAACCGATGAGGCAACTATTGCTTGAGCATATTCAATGCTTGGTTGCAGGTTGTCTACGGTTGGTAGTGGTGGGGTGATAGCGACGTTAACTGTGTTGATGACTGATGGGTTTGTTGGAGTGAAGTCGTTTGGTCGTGCAGCTGATTCTCTAGCGAAATAGTCTGCTAGTTCTGCTTCGACTTGTGCGATGTCAAAGTTGAGACTGATGTCCCAAGAGAATGAACCAAATGACATATCAGTTACTCACAATGTCAAAGGTGGTGTATGGGATTGCGGTGCCACCGGTATCGGATAGGTAACCGTTGATAGCTTGTAGTTTGCCGAGAAGCCGTCTATCAAAATGAAAGTTCCCTGCACCATCAACCCAGATACGGCCTTGCTCTGAGTTATTGACACGCATCAGATATTCCATGACTGATGACGAAGCGTCAATCGGAGCATTACCTAAGTTGGCTGCGCCTTGCTCTAATACTCGTTGTCCTGGTTTGCCAAACGCATTAACAGAAGACAGCACCGAATCAATGCGTTCATCAGACCTTTGAGGTACAACCGATCCAGCAGCGACCTTGGTGTTGTTTAACCTAAACAACTCATCAGAACAACTGACTGTCACCAATGACCTACTCGGATTCTCGATGCGTTGGTCGTATTGGGTGATGATGCCGGTGAATAGATAGGTGCCGTTACGGCTGATCCGCACACCAGAGTTCAGCTCAAACCCCAACCGTCCCTTAGTGGCATTCCAATATGGTGAACCCTCATTCACCAGGCTGAACCGATAGTCCGAATCCTCAATCTGCAACGTCGCTGTCGAAGGCTGACCCGTAGGGTCACGGAACCTGTTCTGCCTGCCACGATTTATAGACACCTGCTTCACATAAGCAGTCACATCCTGCCAGTCCGTAGTTCCCTCCAACACATACACACTTTGGTCAAGCACACCAGCCACAGCTGAATCCAACACGAACGCATTCGTCGTCGCACCATAATCCATCTCCACCGTATAGGTGCCACAGTTAGGAATCGCAACAGCCATCGTGTTACTTCGTCGTCACAGGAATCTTGCCGATACTCCGATTGTATTGTTGCAACGCCTCAACCACCTTCTGAGGCAAACCCTGCTCCGCAATCGCAGCATTGATATTGATCTGATACGTGTCATTCGGCCTGAACGAGAATCCACCCCCAGCCGTCACCGGCACCTGGCTTGTCACTCCAGCCATCGGATTAGGCATCCCACCCAAAACCTTCGGATATTTCGCAATCAAATCAGCTGTGGCCTGCAACGATTTATTGAACTCATCCTGAGCTTCCTTCGTGCTAGTGACCGCATCCTCCCAAGCCTGAAACGCTGATGCCTGCTCAGTAGTTGCATCAGTCAGATTCTTCAACGCCTCATCGTAAAGAATTGAACCAACCGTCGCACCAGAAATAGTTTCATTCAGCAACGTCTGCTGGTCATTCAACTCCTTAGTCGAATCAATCTGAGAATCAATCGCATCCTTCACCGACAACTTCGCCTCAGCCAAATCCAGCTCTGCTCGACGAACATCCATAGGTGAAGACTCAGGGTCTTTACGAACATCAGCCAGATTCTTCTCAGCATCAGCCACCGAATAGATAGCCTCCTCAACCGCAAACGTCGCCCGCTCCTGCGCCCTCTGCGCCCTATCCAACTCCTTCTGCGCAGCCAAAGCCTCAGGTGAACCAGCACCAAAGCCACGCTCAATCTGAGCCAACTTGGCCTTAGCGTTAGCCAGGTTGGTATTCGCATCAGTCAACGAAGCAAGCGATTTCTCCTCAGACTTGCTCGCCTTATTCAACCTGTCCTGCAAACGCTCAGAAACACCTAGGCTCTTGTTGTATTCATCCAACTTTTCGGTGGCCTTCTTCAAAGTCTTAGTAACTTTGCCTACACCTTTTTCGTCATCAGTCAAATCTTCGGCAGAACCTTTGAATGCAGTTTGCTGATTGATGGCATCACGGATACTGAGTTTGTAGTTATTGATTGGAACAGCTAGTGCATCAAACTTCTTTTCCAAATTATCGATGTCAATAAAATCTGATTTGAGAAGGGCTTTACCAAACAGCTGAAGTTTCTTGATTGGGTTTAACTCCATCGCAGCCTGAAGGAAATACGCTGCTCTTGCACCAAGGTTGATAACTTCAGCAAGTGAGATAGCAATTACTTTGAATGCTTTAGCAACACCAGACCCAGCAGACCCAGATTCGAAGAGGAGTTGTTGAAGGCCAGCAACCAAACCTTTTTCACCGATAACTGTGGTTATTCGCTGAACTGCTGGTGCAACATTGTCAATCAAGAACTTTGAGAACTTCTGTAGATATGGCAGTAATGCTGCGCCAACCGTTTCAACAATCTCCCCGAATTGTCCACGCAAAATCTTTAACTGTCCACCGAATGTATTTGCAGCAGTTTCCGCAGCACCACCGAACTGGTCATTCAGTAAGCCAAGAACTTTGTCAAAGTCTTTTGACTTCTTGGTATTTTCGTCAAGTGGAATACCGAGTCTTGATAACGCTGTGAACTGTCCCTGGCTGGCCTTAGCCAACGCCAATGAGACAGACGCAAGGTCTTTGCCTGTTGCAGCAGAAATGTCTTGTGCCGTGTTAAGCAAGTTCTGGGATTGAGTGAGGTCACCTGTCGCCCGAACTAAAGTCCCCAGCGACGCACGAAGTTCTGTGTCAGATGTTCCGGTGCGAAGTTGCGTCACCGATATATACCGTTCAGCAGAACGAGTCAACGCCTCATTAGCACCAAAGGTTTTCTCCAGCTGACGTTGCAACTCAGCCTGCGAAGCTTGGTCTTCCATCGCAGCTTTAACCGCCGAAGTTAATCCCGCAGCGATAGCACCCAAGGCAGCAGTACCCGCAATCGCCAACTGACCCCAGCCAGGGATCGCACCACCAACCGACTTCTGTAAACCTTTCAGCCCACCAGATAACCCCTTGAATCCTGCTTGGGCTTTAGCGGTATCAGAAATAAACTTAACAACGAACGTCCGCTCACCAGCCATGCAACGATTCTACTCAATAACAGACAACCCATTCCGCAAAGCAACAAACTCATCAAGCATTGCAGAATACAAAGCCTTCCCCGTCAGGCCATCCCAACGAGAAATATCTACAGGAGCATTCCACCAAGCCTCAGACAACACCTCTGAACCAGCACGACGCTGACGAGGCTGACGCACCTGCTTTGAGCGAGGCGACACAGGATTGACAACAGGTTCAACATCCAACCTGAACGACGAATCCAACAACACACCATGACCCTCATGGAACTCGAACGGCTGATCCGGTGCATGTTGTGGCAGGTAAAAAATACGTGCAGCGTCTTTAGTCTGAGGGTCACCAACCAACCCGATACGGTCATGCAACTCCTGCCACACCATACGCCACAACGAAGCAGGCACCTTCTCCGCTAACGGCAAAACGAGGTGATAGTGAGGATCGTCTAAACGATGCGAATAGGTGGAGTAAGCAAACCATTCCAAACCGTCAAGACGTGCATGGTCAAACGCTTCACCGTCCATGTCCACAACCAACGCCTCAACAAACCTGACATTACGGTTACCTCTGGTAGTACCAGCGTCATACTCAACCGGAGACCACAACGCACCCGCAGCCTTGACAGCGTTCTCCTCATGCAACGACAACAGCTCTTTGAGTTGTTCCCAAGACGAAGCCAACGGCTTCGGATAAATCGACTTCACATTCCTAAACAGAACAGCCATAACCCCTCCTACCTAGAGGGTACAGGAAACCAGCGGAATGTCAAGGCTTATCTTTAAGCGTGTTTAACACCCTCTGAATAGCATCCAGATATTGAGTGGCGATATTGCCCTTCTCTTTACGGACAGTCTGCCAAAAGAAATAACCTGAACGCCCACGATGACGCAAGAACTGTTTGGTTCTAGGCCTAGCCTGACCACCAAACTCAGCACCAAAGAACACGTCTCCCCTCGTCACCTTGCGCTTGCGGTTTCGGTTCGGATTGGACTTAGAAACAAACGCAGATTTTTCACTCAACTTGATAGTAGGAATACGGTCACGCCTAGCTCGCATACCCTTCATCACCTCAGTCGCCTGACGAGAACGGGTGACAGTCGCAGCCTCAGCCTTAGCCTTCTCATTCAGATTTTCAGCCACATTCTGTGCAGCTTTACGCATCTCAGTATTGAAACGCTCATCAGCCTTCGCAGCGTCACGAAGAAAACTTGCGATACCGACAATCTCAATCGCATCGTTGCCACCGGTAATTGTGACTTGACCTGCTCTACCGTAAACCGCCATACAGCAAGACTACTTGTTTAGATGAATTGCTCTCCAACGCAAATAAGCAAACATCGTGAACAACATTCGAGGGTCTTCTGCCAGCAACACCGAAGGAGCGATACCTGTCTCAACAGACAGGTATGCAATCATCCAATGGGCTGACTGATCTCCAAAGGGACGATCACAGCGTCAGCTTGGTTACCCAACTCCAATGCTTCAATCTCGTTAATCCATGAATCAAAATCTAAACCTGTGCGCTTCGTGCGATGTTCAGAATGCCAAGCCAAGAAACCTAAATCGGTGAGAGTTAGTTCGGCTTCAAACTTGGCAACGCTCTTGCTGAACTTCTGTTCAAAGGCGATGAAGTCTGGGAACGCAGCAATAATTGTGCGCTTTGATTGATCCAATGACGACGTTACTTCTAACGCTATTTTCATTTTTTCTCCGCAGGGTTAAGGGTTAACTAGAAAAGTTATGCGCCAGTACCGGTCTTAGTTACAGCACCATCGATTGGATAGGTGACCGATGCGGTAGCAAGATCGCCAACAGCACCAGCAACAGGAGTCCAAGTCAAAGGAAGTACATTGAATGCGTACTGTGGATTGCTTGAAGAAGCAGCACCAGTACCGTTCGGCTTAACTGTCACAGGTACAGCAGTACCAGCGTTCCAAGCGTCGTAGAACAACTTCTCAATCGTTGGGTAATCCTGATGTAACTCAAGTGTGATCGAGTTGTCTGCGAGACCTGCGATGCGGGTAACCGCACCAGACGAGCCGAACGAAGTTGTAGCTACTTCCGCTTTTGACAGGTTTAATGTTACTGATGCTACGTAACTGGTGATATCGGTGTTTGCCGTACCGAAGGTAACCGCCACGTTTGTAAGAACTTGCTTTGCCATATTTGTGACTCCTGCCTTCCGGCACTCGAAGATTTACTACTGAAACTCTACACGCTCGCAGGATTGCGCATCAACTAAGCGTACACCACCACACGGAAGTCAACCATCAGATAGGTTGCATCGTTGCCATCCATCGTGGAGATATTGCTGGCAGATTCAACCAGCAAGTTCTGCACCACGCCACCCAACGAGCGATCCGATTCCAACGCTGCACGAACCGAAGTCGTACCCTCATAAGACAGATACCCATCCAAAGCAGTCTGAGCTGTGCGCTCCGCAGACCTACCCACAACCACAGACACAACGAAGATATGGGTTACCAACCCACCACGCATCGCCCCGTTGTAAGTGATTGAATCCAACATAGGCCAAGCGAACGGAGCGTTCAGATTGTCCGGTTGCTGGGCGTAAGCCCTCAAGCCTGGGATTGTGGCTAAAGCGTTAGCGATACCAGTCTTAATCTCTGTTACTAAATAGCTCATGCAAATATCCGCATACGACGATACGGTTCAACCAACTGAGCCATATCAGGGTCAAGGTATCGAGACACACGGATAGCACCCAAGTCACCGAAGCCAGCCACACCGAGCGGAGAGTCGTAGCGTTTGAAGATGCGTGAAGCCTGAATGATCGTTGCTTGTGTTACTGGCTCCGGCACCGAAGGCCAACCGAATACAGCTGTCACTTGAACCAAAGCCTGCTCACCATAATTAGCGTTTACCGTTGGGAACAGATAATCGCCTACAGCACGAATCTTGTCGTAACTCCACGTCAACCCGTCAAGGTTTCCGTTCAACGGTTCAAGCTGATAATCGGAACGACTCCATGTCAAGTCAAAAGTTCCGTCAGCCTGAGTGGAACTTTTCAATGTCAACGCTGTTCCAGCGATGTCATCAATCGAGCAGTAGAACGAATCTTCTGCTTGGAAGATTCTTGCTTCAGCTGTTCCTGACTGCCAGAAGCGACGGTTGCAATAACCATCAATCAAACGTGACGCTGCACCAACACAGTTATCAATCAAGTCGTCATCAAGGGTGTCAGCCGTTCCAATGCGGAGAGCTGCCTTCACTTGGTTTCTGGTTGCGTATCCATTGGTAATCGGCATAGTGAACTGATTCTAGTTGATTGACGCTGCACCACGATACGGCACACCCTCAAGGGAATAGTTCACAAACGGATTCAACGAATACACCTGACAGGAGTACACATCCCACAACCGTTGCTTCATCGCTCGAAGGTGCATCTCATATAAAGCCCAATGCGAATCACCAGGCACATAACCATCAACCCTGTCACGCCCACCCAATGAACCACAGTCAGCCCCAACAAGCACAATGAACTTCGCCCCCATGTGCGCTGCCAAGTGCATCGCCCCATGAATGCTCGAAGACCCGATAGTCAACTGACCTGACAACACAGGCCAATCCTTATCGTGTGGATCAAACGATGTCCCTGGTCTACCGGTACGAGTACCGAACGTGGTCAGATTCCCAGCACAACCAGCGAACACCCCATCGGTACCATGCTCACGCTCAGGAGTAAACGCTCCAATACAATCCTCACGCTTCGCCTCATGCTGAGCGTCTTCGTGATAGTGGCTGAAACAGTAGTAACCCTTTAACCCGAATACTGAGCCAACGAAGTTGACTGCGATAGTTACCTTATCGTCAAAGAAGTCTGGTGTCAGATAGTCGAGTGTTGCACCTGAGCCGAGAACATAGATGGTCTCGCCTTCATGGAGATTCTCGTAGTCGTCCATTGGGTCGTATTCTCTTAGTCCCATCCGAGTTCCCTTCGTCGTGTTAAGTCCCAATGTCCGGCATCAGGTAGACCTGTTTGCCAGCGCATCGTATGAAGCGCAGCGTTTGATGCGAAGCTCTTAGCGTTACGTTCGTTTAGTTCTGGTGCAGAGTTAATCGTAGAAGAGTTGTCGTGAACGATTCCAGCATTCGAAGACCAGAACTGCACGTTGACCCGTTTCGCACGTTCCTCAAAATCGTTGTCCTCGAAATAGGCAGGAACATAACATTCCGAAAACAACCCAACCTTTGCAATCACCTCAGACCCGATCCACGCACAACACCAACCAGGCTGCGCCTCAGTCAACGTCACCGAATCAGGTTTGCAATCGTTGTAGAAAACCTCTAACTGTCCAGGCTCAAAGTACGCATCAGAGTTCAGCAGTATCCAGCCGTCAGCGTGAGGGGTTGCTTTGATACCGAGGTTCCATGATGGGGCAACACCGAGGTTCGTAGGCATTGACCAGACGTGATAGTTCTTTACATGGCGACGGTCAATCACCCAAGGCCAATCATGCAACGTGGACTGCCCACCATTGTCAATGACGATAAGTGTCTCCACCGGATAGTCGATGGACTGTAGGCAGCGTTCTAGTAGGTCGTACCTGTTTAGGACGGGGACGATGATGACTGGCACCATGAGGTCAACTCTTTCATGATTGGCTTCCAGTAAACGTCAAAAACCTTGTCAGCCCGATACTGGTCAGCAAAGACCACAGCCTCATCGCTCACGCCTCTAGGAGCCTCGTAGGCCTCAATCAGGGCATCCACGATGGACGGTACCTGTGGGGTGCAGAACCACGACTTCTGATGGCTATCCCAGAACGGTTGAATCGCTACAGCTGACCCAACGCCAACCAGTTCAGGTTGAGCGGTGTAGTCCGAAACGATGACCCGTGTACCGCAAGCCTGAGCCTCGATAACAGGGATACCGAAACCCTCACCCATTGAGCAAGCCAACAGCACATCCGAAGCGGTGTACAGCGCAGCCAACGCTTGCTGAGGGAAACCAGTCCGATACGCATACGGGTCAACAATCTTGTATTGCTCAGGCTTCACACCACACGCCTCCAGCAGATGCACAAGGTTGATACCACCCATCGCACCATCACGCTCAGTATGCAAATACAGCAAAGCATCAGGACGGTTTTGAGCAAAGATAGCGAACGCCAGAATGTTCTCACCAAAGGATTTGCGTGAAGGGTTCTGACCTTTGTTCGCAGCGTTCATCATCACCACAAACCTGTCCTCATCAACTTCCATGAGTTGTCTGCCGGTGAACTCACCCCGACCATTACTCAACTTCTGTGTAGGAACGAACACATCCTCGAACGCATGAGGCGCATACATCGCATCAACACCCGCATTCTGCAACATTTCCAAACCAAACTTAGACATCGCAATCGGTTTCACATTCGGACGCTTACACCAATCAATCACAGCAGGCGGGCAAGGCGCATGGTCAATCGGAACCCACGAAGCGATATTCGGAACCTGATCCAACGACGGGGACTTCAAAACCCACACATCAAACAACGTCATCAACATCGCAGGAATATCACGATTGCCATTAGCCCAATCCATCCAATGCGCAACCAGCACATCATCCGAATATGGTGACATCCCTCTTGGGTAAAGCTTTATCCCATTCCAAATAGAAGCCATGCCCTCAATGCCGTACATCGCATGGATTGCTACTTCGTGGTTTTTGGTGAGCCTTTGGACGACTTGCGCTGTTTGGGTTCCGTACCCTGTTGGGGCGAACGGGGCGTTCGAGTACCAGAGGATTCGTAACGATTCGGCAGAGGAAGGTCTGCTTGCTCTGGCAAATTGGCTACTCCCCACCGGAGCAATATCTCTGCTTCCAGGTCTGGTAGTTCTACCGGTGTGTTTTTGATTATGACGAGCATTAGGCACCGTCTTCTCCTTCGCAGGTCGCAGGGGGAAAATGAATGAGGGTAGGTCGCCCTGCGTGTTCGACCTACCCTCAAACTTACACCGATATTGCTATCGGTTGCACTACCTCAACTTATGGTTGGAGGAGGTGCTTGATGTGTGATGTCTGTGGCAAATCGCCGTCGACACGGAATGTCGCACGGAACGTGACGAGACCAGCATTGAATGCGAAGTCATCGGAACGATCCAAACGAAGACCGCCCACCGTGCGTACGAAGTACGAAGGTAGGTGACCGAAGATGACCGACTTGGTGCCAGATGCTACGTCAGCCATTGAAGGGTTTTCGTAGATTGGCTTGCCGAGCAACATGTCACGTGCGTCTGCTGAGAGACTTGGCTGGAACACGTAGTTTCCTGCGGTGTCCTTCAACTTGCGAACTTGACCGATTGACTTGCCGTTCATCATGAAGCCACAACCTGGGAGCAGACGAGCTGCACCATCAAGGCTGTAAACAAGGTCGATGAGGTTGTCTGCGGTGAATGCAGTTGCGGTTCCTGCGGTACCACCAACGGACGATGCCGTGACGATTCCGTTTGCGGTGTCCGTACCTGAACCAACAGTCAATGCTGAACCAACTGCGAATCCGAGTGCGTTACCAACCTGGTCACCCAAGAATGACAACATGTCAACGCCAGA